AAAGAATACCATTTGATTTAGAATACTTTAACAAGATTACAAATGGTGGTGTACCTAAGAAAACATTAAACGTTATATTAGCAGGAACAAATGTTGGTAAAAGTTTAGCAATGTGTCATATGGCATGTGCAAATATACAAGCAGGATATAATGTTCTTTACATAACCTTAGAACTTTCTGAAAAAAGAATTGCTGAAAGGATTGATGCAAACCTAATGAATGTATCAATTAATGATTTAAAAAATATACCCAAACTTCAATACGATAAAAGAATTTCAGATTTCAAACAAAAAACTATTGGAAAATTAAAAGTAAAAGAATATCCAACTGCAAGTGCTTCAACTGCACATTTTAGGTCACTATTAAATGAATTAAAATTGAAATCAAATTTTATACCAGATGTAATTTATATTGATTACTTAAATTTGTGTGTAAGTGCAAGAATAAAAAATAATAATAACACTAATAGTTATACTTATATAAAAAGCATTGCTGAAGAAATTCGTGGAATTGCAGTAGAATACAATGTTCCTATTTTTAGTGCAACACAAACCACAAGAAGTGGATATACAAATACTGATCCTGGATTAGAAGATACTGCTGAAAGTTTTGGATTACCGGCTACGGCAGATTTTATGGTTGCCTTGACAACTAATGAAAATCTTGATAAAATGAATAAAATACGTGTTAAACAATTAAAAAACAGATATAATGATGTAAGCAAAATCAAAAGATTTGATATTGGTGTAGAACGTGCAAAAATGAGACTTTTTAATTTAGATGAAGATAGTGAATGTGAATCTGTGGATTCTGATGGTGTAGAAGATCAAACTCCAATGTTCGATAAAAGTTCTTTTGGCAAAGGTATGAAATCCGAAAAGAAAACTTTTGCCGATTGGGATTTTTAGTAAAATAAAATTAAAATAAATACTAATAATCTTTTACATTTGGGATACAGTATTGCAAATACCAACCATTTACTATTATGAAAACCTTTAAGCAATTCATTTCAGAATCTTCTAAAAATTTGCACCTAGAGCACATTGAAGACGAAATACTCAATTCTGGAATTTCTGGTACAAGATCTGCAATTGTTTTTTTACAAAATCTAAGAAACCTGTTGGCCGGTAGTTCAAAGTCTTCTGTTAATGTTACAGTTAAGTGGGACGGTGCACCTGCAATATTTTGCGGAACCAATCCCGAAAACGGTAAATTTTTTGTTGGCACCAAAAGTGTTTTTAATAAAAAAAATCCAAAAATAAATTATACAGATCGTGATATAGATTTAAATCATCCTGGATCTGGTCTTAATGAAAAATTAAAAACTGCACTTAGATATTTTCCCAAATTAAATATACGTGGTGTAATACAAGGTGACTTATTATTCACACAAGATGATTTTTATCTAGTTGAAATCGACGGTGAACCAATGTTGGCGTTTAAACCAAACACTATTGTTTATACTGTACCAATGAATACTAATTTGAGTGATAGAATTTTAAAGTCTAAAATTGGTGTAGTTTTTCATACAACATATAGTGGAAAAACAATGGAAGAGATGGGCGCAAATTTTGGATTCAATCCAAATATTTTGACAAAGACCGATAATGTGTGGGTACAAGATGCATCATTTAGAAATGTTAGTGGTAGTGCAACACTAACATCAAAAGAAACTGCAACTGTTACTAGTAAACTATCTGAAATAGGAAAAACTTTTCGTACACTAGATTCTAAATTTATAAATTTAATAGTTACTGACGCAAAAATAAATTCTTTAATTAAAATTTATGGTAACTTAGTTGTTAAACAAGGCACTGGAATTTCTAATCCAAGAACACATGCACAGGGATTAATTAAATTCATAGAAGAACGATTGTCTGGTGAAATTAATTCTCTTAAAACTGCATCAGCAAGAGATAGAAAATCTAAACAATTAGAAACAATTTTAAAATTTATTAAAAGTAATCAACAACAATTTACTACGGTTTTTACATTGCAAAAACAAATTGTAGAAGCAAAGTTAATTTTATTAAGAAAATTGGAAAAGGTTCAGAGTTTGGGATCTTTTATTGAAACACCAAACGGATTTAAAGTTACTGCACCCGAAGGTTTTGTTGCAATTGATAATAAAAGTGGGAAAGCTGTAAAACTTGTTGATAGACTAGAGTTTAGTGCTGCAAATTTTACTGCAAATAAAAATTGGAGTAAATAAATGTTATCGTTTTAATCTTTCTTAAAAGAATCTGTTATAGACTTGGAAAGAAAAACTTTCGCCAAGAAAATTTTTGATGATCATAAAACAAATGATCCCAAGTTAAAAGATATTGTTAAAAAATATATTGTATCTGGGTTGGAACAATTTAATGATATTGCAAAAGTAAAAGATTTTCAACTTATAGGCAGTATATTAACAAAAAAATATCGAGACGATGCTGACCTAGATATAAATGTTTTATTTGATGTTGATCCTGACAATGAAGAAGTCTTATTGAAGTTAAGAAAACGCATGTCGGAAGTTAATGGAAAAAATATACCTAATACAACACACCCACTAAATTACTTTGCTATAATTGATCCTAAAATATATAAAAAAGCAGAAGAATTGGCAGATGCATCTTTTGATATAAAAAATAATACATTCTTAAAACGCGCAGAATCCAAACCTTTTGATTCAGAAAAATATCTAGATAAGTTTCAAAACTCTGTTGAAAAATTTGATTTGATGCGCGGTGAGTTAATTAGAGATATTATTGATTTAAAAGAATTGGAAAGTTTAAGTTCAGAAGATTTAGATGATCTAGGTTCTAGAATAAATTCAAAAATTGTGGAATTGGAATCTAACATAGAAAGTATGCTAAATATATATTCTAGCATGAAAGATGCTAGGCGTGACATATTTTCTAAAAATTTAACACCAGATGAAATTAGAAAATATGGATCTAAAAATTTATTGCCACAAAACGTGGTTTTTAAATTATTGGAAAAATATTTTTATTTTGACTTAATGAATAAGTTAAAAAAGATAATTGGTGATGATGGCAAACTATCCAATAAGGAATTAAAAGATTTAAAAAAATTAAAGTTAGATAAAAATGAAAAAGTTTAAAAATTTTGTTACAGAAAAAGATCGTTGTTGGAAGGGTTATGAGCCAGTTCCTGGAAAAAAAGCCTACTCTAAAGGTTCTTGTAGAAAAGTAGAAGAGGAAGAAGACGAAGAATCTGTAGAAATTGAAGAAAGTGTAATTGATTACGTTTTTGATCTTATTGAATGGAATGAAGATTTACAAGAAGCAACAAAAGATGGAAAATCTGTAACACTTAATAAACCTTTTAGAACACCTGGCGGCCCCAAAAAATTTGCAGTTTATACAAAAAACGAAAAGGGTAATGTTGTAAAAGTTGGTTTTGGTGATCCAAACATGGAAATCAAAAGAGATGACGCAGATCGCAGATCAAATTTTCGTGCAAGACATAATTGTGACAATCCGGGCCCAAAGTGGAAAGCAAGATATTGGAGTTGCAAATTTTGGGAAAAGGGTAAAAGTGTTTCTAGTCTACTAGATTTTTATGATCCTTGTTGCAATGAAGCAAAAGATCCATATAAAAAAATCGACTATAAAAAACTACAAAAAGGTCATCGAGTCGATAAATTAGTAGCAAAAGACCGAAAAAAAGGAATGTTTAGTCAGGTTAGGTATATGGATGCAGAAGTAATTTCTGGTTCTGGGACACCTTCATTTAGAGTAAAAGATGAAAATGGAAAAATAATAATAGTACCTTCAAGAGATGTTGTGGGTGCTTATATGAAAAATGAATCCACAGAAATACTAGAATCTGTAGATCAATTAAACAATCCAAAAGCCACAGATTTTCTAGTTCGTGGATTAAAAAGAAGAAATTTTCAAATAAATGACTTGAAAGATCTTGCAAACCTTGATATGATAAAACAGAAACAAGCACTTGACTATCTTGTTCGTGCATTAAGATCAAATGCAGATCCTGTTCAAGTTGTTAAGTTGCGTGATGATATTAGAGTTGTATTAAATTTGAAAGCCAAGTAATAATGATTTCTTTAAAAGAAGTTAGAGGAAAAACTACTGCTGTATTTACTTTTGGTAGAATGAATCCGCCAACTGCTGGCCATGAAAAATTAATTAAAAAGACCGAAAGTGAATCACAAAAATTAAACGCAGATCTTTTTGTTTTTTTATCTCGCACTAAAGATGCAGAAGAAAATCCACTAACACCCCAACAGAAATCTAATTATTTAAAATTAGGTATACCTACTGTAGCAAGTTCTATTATTACTAAACCTAGTATCAAAACTCCTTTTGATGCATTAGATTTGCTAATACAACGTGGATATAAAAAAATTATTTTTATGGTTGGATCCGATAGAGTTCCAAAATTTAAGAAAGATATGAAATCTTATATTAATAGAGAGCATCCAGAAATAGAATTTAATGTGGTATCTGCTGGTGATAGAGATCCAGACTCTCGTGGTGTTTCTGGTGTTTCTGCAAGTAAGATGAGATCTGCTGCTAAAAATAAAAATTTCAATTTCTTTTCTAAATTTTCATTAAGTGGATTAAATCCCAAACAAGTAAAATCATTATACAATGATGTTTCTAAAAATATGAAATTAATGGAAGAAATAACAGAGTCTATTTTAGATCCTGGTAATACGCTAGATATGCCTAGACATAAAATGCCACAAATACGACAAGAGGACATTCCAGAATTTATAGAATTTCTTAAAAATAAAGGTGTTGGTGTATTAGATACAAGAATTCGTATTAGTGGATTGAAACCTACACAAAAAGAGTTGAATGTTCAAAGAGTTCATGATAAAATGGATTCTTTTGTTCGTGGAGTTAGGGCTAAAAAATTAATTGTTTCAAGAGATAATAGAATATTGGATGGACATCACCAATTATTTGCCTTGAAATTAATTAATAGAAAGTTTGTACCGGCGTTTAGAGTGAACATAAATATGAAAGAGTTATTGAAACTTGCACATAGTTTCCCTAAAGTTGGTAAAAAAACTATTGATTGAAAAAAATCCACAATTTTTAAATTTTTTTGTGGATTTTTCTGTGGAAATATATAAATAGTAATAACTTTGGTTATTATATTTTTTTATAATGGTATTGTTGTGAATCAACCAAAGATACAATATATTAGACCTGTTCAATTTAGACACGTTCATGATGAAGTGCTAATAGGAATTATAGACGGGAACAATAAAGAATTCAAAACTCTAAATACATATATCAGTGGTCACATAACCATTTATTTGAATGGATTGAAACAGAGACTTGGTGGACAAAATGATTTTGTCGAAGTTTCTGAAGATACCATTGCATTTGAACAAGCACCCCTTCCGGGTGACATTATAGTTGCAGATTATTTAATAAGAGAATAGTTTTTTTAACTAGGAGAAAAAACAAATGGCAATTACAAAAATTCGCGGTAATACCCAAATTATCGACGCTACAATTGAAAATGCACAGATTGCTGCTGATGCTGCAATCGAAACCGCAAAACTCGCAGAAGGTGCTGAACTTATCAAACGTGATGGTTCCGTAGTTATTACTGGAGACTTTAACTTTGATAGTAACAAGATTACAAACCTACCTGCTCCAGTAGCAGATAGTGAACCGGCAAGAAAACTAGAAGTTGACGCAGAAGCTGCTGCTCGTGTCGCTGGTGATGCTGCTGTACAAGCAAATCTAGATGCTGAAGAAGCTGCTAGAATTGCTGGAGATGCTTCAACCCTTGCTAGTGCAAATTCATATACAGATGCAAAAGTTGCAGAAGTTCTTGATGGCGCACCTGAACTACTAGACACACTCAACGAACTAGCTGCTGCTGTTGGTGACGATCCTGCATTTTTCACAAACATTCAAAACAACATCGATGCTGAAGCTGCTGCTCGTGCTGCTGCTGATACCGCACTACAAGGTGAAGTTGATGCTGAAGCTGCTGCTCGCGCTGCTGCTGACACAACCCTACAAGGTAACATAGACGCAGAAGCTGCTGCCCGCGCTGCTGCTGATACCGCACTACAAGGTGAAGTTGATGCTGTAGAAGCTGGTCTTGCTCAAGAACTACTTGATCGTGCTGCTGCTGATGCTGCTATCCAAAGTGATCTTGATGTTGCTGAAGCTGGTCTTGCTCAAGAAATCCTTGATCGTGCTGCTGCTGATGCTGCTATCCAAAGTGATCTTGATGTTGCTGAAGCTGGTCTTGCTCAAGAACTACTTGATCGTGCTGCTGCTGACGCAACCCTACAAAGCAATATCGACGCTGAAGCTGCTGCTCGTGCTGCTGCTGACACTGCACTACAAGGTGAAGTTGACGCTGTAGAAGCTAGTGTTGCTCAAGAACTACTTGATCGCGCTGCTGGTGATGCTTCAACCCTTGCAAGTGCACAGTCATACACAGATACCGCTGTTGCTGGTTTAGTTGATAGTGCTCCAGAACTTCTAGACACACTCAACGAACTAGCTGCTGCTCTTGGAGATGATCCAAACTTTGCAACAAC